CCTTGCGGCCTGTTTTACAGTCACAAGTGGAAACATCACATTCACGTGATTGAATGCGATTACTGCATCACCGATTGTCTTTCCAAGACCACCAGCGGCAGTTGATGTGTTAGTTAAAGCCATTTTATTTTCCTTATAATGGTTTGTTTATTAATTATTTTTCATACGATTTCTTCATCGTTCCAGGGCCAAATCCACTAAAGACACCAATACTTCCAGGCTTCTTTCCCTTCCCAATCCTTTCGCCACGTTCTTCATGTATGTCGAGATAATCATCATAACTTATTTTTTTATCCTTATAAGTACAATCAATATTCTCGCCATCATTCGATGTGATATGTTTAAGATCGTTATCAGGATCGAGTGCTTTTTTGAAAAGATCAGTCGCCATAAGCTATCTTGATCTTGCCAGATGTTTGAGGATCGTTGGCTTTCTTGTATCCTTTCGGATCAACAGCCGCCCATTCTTCAAACGTAGCATATCCACCCGTAGATGTTGCTTGTGAATTATCAACTGAAGCTGGTGAAGGCTTCGTTGTGAACTTATCTACATGGAGTTCCAATTTATCCAAAGGAAGCCCATCATAAACAGCACGATCATCTTCAGGCAGTTTCGATAGTAACGCATCTCTGCGTGTTGCCTGATATTCATCCCATGCTTTAGATTTCTTCTCAGAGTTTCCAACCTTGCGTTCATGTCTGCCATTATCTTATCGTATTCGCCTTTTGATTCCATCTCTTTTAATTGCCTGGCTTCACTCTCGCCTTTGATCTTATTCTTCAAAGATTCATATTCTGTTTTCATGGTGTTTTTTTCATCCACCAATTCCTTGAATCGTGCGTAAGGTACTTGATCGATGGGTTGCTTTGGTTCACTTGCAACTTCAGCGGATTCCTGTTTTACGTCTGGAACTTCGACTTGTGTTTCACTCATTTTAACCTCTTTGATTTGAGTATTATGAAAATCATCTGCCTATCTTAAAGTTGATTGGCTTCGATGCATACTTTTTAATGTTAGCATCTGTAATTCTTCCTAATTGGTTTATAGCCCACTTTTCAATCTTATCCGATAAAGGTTGTGCAGTTGATGTTACAGTTCTTCCCATATCATCATTCCATTGAACCCTTTGAGCAAGTGTGCCAGACCATCCGATTGTTACACCATCAGCCGTAGCACCTCTTGTTTGTAAATTCCTCATCATATCACCAGTAAGTTGTAGATCAGGCTTTATGCTTGTTGATGATTGTCTTTTCATCCCACCTCTACCTTTTCTGGTTTTATAATCTTCTGCATAGATGCTGATAGTTTTTCCTTTCACTTTCTTGGAAAACCAAAACGGAGGATGAGTCTTGTATGGCTTAAACGCTTTACCCTTGACATCCTTACCGCTTATTGTATCTACACGAATCTTATCTGAAATCTCATCACCGAGTTCCTTCCAGAATGATCTTTTGTATTTTAATATGTCTTGTGCTTTAGCCACTAAATTGTTGTTGAGGTGTTTGTGGTGTTCGCCACTTCCCCTCATCCTGTTTCTTGGATTTCAATTTCTTTGCACCTTTTGGATCACTTAACTTTTTACTTGAACTCGTTTCCCTTGCCCATCTATGGCGGCAATTAAATCCACCACCATCACCAAATGCACCAGGGAATTCCGAATCAATCTCATCTCTGGTTAATGCACCAGCACTCATCATGTCAATACAGATGTCTCTCGTCCTATCATCCGCTGGCCCTTGATAAATATATCTCGCATTATCTGGATCATCAGAAGCCATCTCAACCGTTACATTACGTTCAAAAGTATTCAATGCTGTATTGGCTAATGTTTCGGCTTGATCTGGCCTTAATACACCACCAGCACCATTTAAAATTGATTGTGCTATATCAGCTTCACTTGCACCAGCTATGATCCCCCTTGCCGCTTCATTTCTGATTTGATCACCCATCAATCCTATCTGTTTCATGAATGTATTATTATCCATTCGTAACAAGGCAGTCAATACTTCATCCGTTACTGCACCCGTCATTTCCATAGAACCTAATACTGTTTGATATTCAAGCATCAGATTATCAAGATCAGAACTCAATCCCAGCCGATTCATGATTACATCTTCCATATCTAAAGTCTGCAATACCAATACAATCTCATCCCTTGTCAATCCTTGATTCCTTAAATCAAATATCTGGCTGACAAGTTCAGACTGTACTCGTCCTATCGCCCTTGCGAAATCCTGTGCCGCTTTATCTTTAGCCAACTGGTTGCCTCAATGCTTGTAATAATCCTGTCTCTGGTACTGCTGGTGCTTCTTGTTCTAATTCACCGAGCATTTCATCTAATTGTTCATCTGGAATATCAGTATTAAAGAATCTGATTAATTCTTTCCTACTAATTAGGTTGTTATCTAATTGGAATTGCAGTCTATCTTTTTCTTCAGCCCAGGTAGTAGGGAATCCAGCTTCAGCGAAATCAACTGAATAAGATTCGGATAATGTTTTATTCTGATGTACTTGTAATATGGTGCGATCTATTTCATATCTTGAATGTTCCCATTCCTTGAATATCGGTATATCTGATTCTCTTGACTCCAAATTTTCCATGCTGAGAATTTTCAACGCCTCGCCACTCGGTGGCGTTCCTCCTTCACCCCATCTGATAGCAAGTGAATGATTCTGGCCCACCTGATTAATCATCATCTTTACGCTTTCAATCATGTCACGGATAGAACCAGTAGGTGATACATATTGAAGTGATGCACCTTCAGGTAATGATATTAGTCTTTCGATACCAGCCTTCAAATTAGGAATCTCTGTATCAATCCCTGTGATAACTGGCTGACCTAATGCAAAGCGTGTGGCCAATGCGATTTCAGTCATAGCAATACTTACTTGTAATCCAGCCCTTGCCACATCCATACTATCTGATGAGAATTCAACCTTACTGATAGGTAAGATGCCATAAGGATTAATCATCTCTACATTATCACCTATCGGATTCACACGGCCAACAGTATCAAAGGCGAAATGCAATCCAGGTTCACCATTCCTTGACTCACTCCAGAATACAAACTTCCGATCACCTTTTAAATCTTTCCCTACTTCATAGCTAATACCATACGGTGTTGATTCACCATAGAGATAGTATTCTTTTGCATTGGTTACTATATCGTATTCAATCCGTTCATGCCGATCCGAATACTTACTACGGAAATGGCACTTCCCTATGAGCCATGCTATTTCTGCGAACTCTCTTGATTTACTATCCAGATGATAAGCAAGATCATTATATTCATCTGCTGGTTCACCATTGATAAATCTTTCTACTGGTGACCTGAATAACATCATCCTTGCTTTCGCAAATCTCGGTACAATCCGCATACCGAATGGCGGCACTTGTTCTAATGATGATCCTGGAAACCATTGAGCCAGATGTTTATCTAATTTCTTATTGTAATAGAAATCAAGAGCAGTATCTTTCTCAGCTATCTCATCCTTTTTTAAATCGTTCTCGGCTCGTTGTACTGACTGCATGACTACATCCCTACCGAGAGAAGGAAGCATCACTTTATCGTGAAAATTATATTCCATAACCTACCATTGTGAACTTGTTACCGATCTCTTAACCAAAGGATTCGTCAAAGCAATGTAATACGAGCAAGCATCGAAGGCATGGGAGAGAGTTACATCTTTTAATTTTTCAATTTTTCCGTCCCTTGATCTTTGCACTTGTTCTAAATCTTTAATCAGGTATGTACATTTAGGGTCAACTGTCATCCGTATCCTACCATTGGCATCAAGGAGCATCCGATTCAATGCGTTGATTCTATCTATGATTGGTGGATTAACCTTCTTTGCAATCACGTTAAAACCATGATCACGTAATATCTGATGATCTGATTTATTTGAAGTAGTTGATCGTGCTGATCCTGTTGCATCTGGATATACACTTATCCCTGGTGCTATCTTCTTCATCGCTTGTGCGAGTTGTTCAGTATTAGAATTGGATTGCCTTATCTCATCGAAATAATGTATAGAACCATCAGAGTAAGAACATCCGAGAACAGAAGTCATGTGCATCACATTAAAATCCATTCCCCAGAATAAATTGGCAGTTAATTCTTCAGCCTGTTTAACATGAATCTTACGATCAAAGTTGTATGCGGCACGGCTTCCTGAACTCACGAAATCAGCAAGGAATTCAGTCTTGTATGTATGTTCATCCATTGTTGCCTTTGCTCTTTCGATCTCATCCTTTGGTACAAAGCCGCCTTCCTCTGTAGTGAACTGCCACGACTTCCAATCAGGATCACTCTGGCCCCGTAAGTAATAATCATATAGATGATCAAATGAATTAGGTGTACCAATGAATAAGGCATCACCTTGAGTTGTTGTCAGCATGGGATAGATAATCTCTTCATATACATGAGGTTTGATATATGAGAATTCTTCCATGACAACCATATCCAATCCAGCACCACGAAGGTTGTTCTCTTGTTCAGAACCTTTAAGAGCAATCTCTGAATCATTCGGTAGTTTGATTGATAAGTCTGATTCATTTATTACCGCACCTTCATGCTGTCTCATTATTGCCCTGAGTATCGGCCATGTCGTACTTTTTAAACTTCGGTATGTAGGCCCTACTATCCATCTACGTTCACCTGGTTGTATTTCTTTTGTTAATAGCCACATCAGACTGAGATAAGATTTTCCCCACCGTCATCGTCTCCCAGCTACAACGACTTTGAATCGGTGTGGTGCTAAGAGAATCCCCCTTCTTACTTTGTTTATTGTCCAATTATTAGTCAAAGCTCATTATCTTTATTGGTTCAACTTTATTTGTCACTTCCCTTCTTTCCTTGCTCTTGCCTTCAGTCCTATCTGCCAGTTCTTTTGCCGCCTGAACATTTCCTTTCATGGCTTCTTTAATCATCCCTACGATAACAGCATGGCGAAATGATTTATCCGATTCTAAACTCAACCGCTTTACCTTACCATCTGCCATCTTCATTGTGATGTCTATCTCTTTTGAATTAAGTAATTCATTCGCTACATCAGCCCATGCTTCGCCTTTCTTTGGCCTACCATTAGGATTGCCTGATTCCCCTGGCTTCCATCCTTTGCCTTTTAGATTGTCAATTCGGTTGTAACTCGATTGTTTATCAACAATTTCAGGCATATTGTCTTTCTAATTGGAGCGATTCGGTCGGTATTGCACCGCCACCTACATCTTGGAAAGATGCCGTGCTTCTCTTTACACCAGAATCGCATATCTTTTTTCCCCGATACATTGATGCACCCATTTCTTCAATCTCTGAATATGGAATTGGATCGTTTGCATAC